GGATTAGTAGATGCTTTAATTACTTTAGGTAAAGATAAATCAATAGACAATGCTGCTGACTCTATGAATAAGTTTGCATTGGCTATTGCAGACACCGTTAGAGGATTAAGTCTATTGGTCGGTGAAGTTAAAAAGTTTGCAGATACCGATGTTGGCAAACTCCTAGCAGGTTTAACCTTTCTTTTATTTGGATCAAAGAAGTTAGTTATAGGTGCAGCTTTAGCTTTGATAGGTATGGATATTGGTAAGAGTAACCCTGTTGCTCAACCAAACGTAGGTGGCTACTCAGGCATCCCATCTGTTCAGGAACGTATTAGGATGCAAGAATTAAACGCTCGTAAAAAATTAGTAGATGCAATTAAAGCTGAGGAAGCATTAAAGAAATTAAAAGATAAGTACGATTTAGAGCGCGTAGGTTTAATGGCTGCTCTTAATGCTGCAACTGATTTAGAAACTAAAACTCGTTTATCAGAGAAGTTAGCTATATTAGATGGTAATGCTGCTTTGGCTAAAAAATATCTTGCCGATAATCTTGCAGCGGACTCAGCTCTTAGGTTTGCTAATGCAGCCAATGAAGCAGGTACAATGCTAGTAGATGGCGCAGCAGCAGCGTTTGCACGTCTAGCTTTATATGATCCAGTAAGAGCATACGGCGCAACTAATATGAGTAATGTGCCTAGCGGTGGTGGATCTGTAGCATCTCCTAGTATGGTTTCTGTAGGTACATCATTTGGACAAGCAGGTGGCAGTACCACGCCAGTTAATGTAACCCTAGAGTTAGCGCCTAACGCTGGTGAGTTTGGTCAGTTGATTTACAACTCATTTTTAATCAATCAGAGAGATGGTAAATCACAGCTGTATAACGGCGGCATCAAGGGTGGATAACTAATGGCCGTACCTACAATTAATGCGATACTAAACTTCTCTACTGGCCCAGCCTTCGCGTCATAGATCAGAATGGGGACTTCAATCCTCTTAACCCAGGCTCGCCTTACTTTGAATTATTAACACCGATGAAAAAGGTACAAATAACTGCTACTTACTCATCAGTAATTTATCCCATCTTTTCGGGCTTTATTACTTCATACGTTAATACTCAGCCATCAGATGCTACAGAGGTTGCCTATACAACCATCACAGCTGTAGATGCTTTCAGATTAGGTAACCTTGCACAGATCTCAACTGTTACAGGTGCTACTGCTGGTGATTTATCTGGCACACGTATTAATCAAATCTTAGATCAAATAGGCTGGCCTTCTAGTTTGCGTGATGTTGATGCAGGATTAACTACTATGCAAGCAGATCCGGCAACTTTTAGAACTGCTTTACAAGCTATGCAAACTGTCACCGACTCAGAGTATGGTGCTCTATATGTATCGGCACTTGGAGAATTTGTTTTCCAAGACCGATCTGTTACGGCTGGATCTATTGGCGGCACTACTACCTTATTTGCCGATGATGGCACAGGTATTAAATACGCCAATGCAACATGGATACTAAATGACTCTCTAGTCTTTAACTCTGCCACAGTTACTAGGACAGGGGGTAGCCCTCAAAACTCATTTAATCAAGCATCTATTGACAAATACTTTTTACATTCATATAACTTGCAGGATCTACTAATGCAAACCGATGGGGTAGCCCTAGATTATGCTCAGGCCTATACCGCCTCACGTGCAGAAACCAGCATTCGATGCGATGCAGTAGAGCTTGATCTATACACCGATAATTACAACACAGGCATAATCGCAGCCCTAGACCTAGACTTCTTTGATCCGATCACAGTTATCACCACTCAACCTGGTGGATCGACTTTGGAGAAAACCCTGCAGATCTTTGGGGTAGGTAACACAATTACACCCAATAGTTTTAAGACAGTATTTACCACCCTTGAACCGGTGATAGACGCACTAATTCTAGATAACGCAATCTACGGCATGTTGGACTATAATGTCCTCAGTTACTAAGGAGAATAATGGCTAAACAAACCTTTACCACAGGGCAGGTATTAACAGCTGCTCAGATGACAAGTCTGCAACAGACAGCTATGGGCGGTGGATCTGCTACGGCTAAGACCGCATCTTATGTATTAGTAGCTGCCGATGCCGGTACTACTGTTGCTATGAACGCAGCAGGGGCTACAACTATTACAGTTAATACTGCACTTTTTGCAGCAGGCGACACAGTATTTATACAAAATCTTGGCGCAGGTGCTTGTACTGTTACAGCAGGCACAGCGACAGTAGCCACAGCAGGTAGTTTAATATTGCCGCAAAATGATGCAGGTATATTATATTTTACTGCAACAGGTGCATCTATATTCTACGATTATATTCAGGTAGGTGCAGCATCTCCACTAACTACTAAAGGTGATGTTTATACATTTAGTACAAGCGATGCACGTATTGGCGTTGGCGCAAATAACACAGTATTAACTGCCGATAGTGCCGAAGCCACAGGATTAAAATGGGCTGCCGTTGCTGGTGGTAGTATGACTTTATTATCAACAACATCATTATCAGGAACATCAACCACAGTCAGTTCAATTTCAGGTGCGTATAAACATTTATACATTGAAGTTGCCAATGTTCAATGGAGTGGAACAGTTAATGATAGTGCGCGAATTGCCACAAATCTAACAAGTTTGTCATCATATATTCAAGCAAAAATTCCATCAAACCAAGGCACATATTTAGGAAATGGTGTTGATTATATTGATGATGGTGGTCAATATATGACTGGAGATAATGGTAACAATTTTATGACTTGGACAATTTACAATTATGCTTCAACTACTGACATGAAAGTATGGGATTTGTTATTAATCTATAAGGGCAGTTCAAGTAACGGCAGGGTTAGCAATTGGCAGGGTGGTATTTATTCAAAATCCGCAGTCAATTCATTTACTTATGACACTATGGCTTCACTAACATTAACCGCTGGAACAATCAAAATATATGGAGTGAACTAATGACTAAACCAATGATAAGAATACATAACTCAGAAACAAATGAAATTATTGACAGAGAAATGACTGTTGCTGAATTCAAACAATTTGAAACAGATCAAAAAAATAATGCAGCATTTAGAGCCGAAGCCGAAGCAAAGGCAATAGCCAAATCTGCATTACTTACAAAATTGGGTTTAACTGAGGATGAAGCAAAACTGCTTCTTAGCTGATGCAACCCTGGCTATCTAAAGCAGCGCAACAGTTAAGAGATCAAGTTGATACCTGGTATCCAGATCGGGATACTGCCAGCGATGGGTGGGTGGGTGATAGTCGCCATGCCACTACCAAATCAGATCATAACCCAGACACCGATGGGTGCGTACGAGCCATTGATATTGATACTGACTTGGCTAAGCAAAAAGGGATCAGCGTATATCTTAGTGACCAAATCAGAGAGTGCGGCAAAACCGATAAACGCATATCTTATGTAATTCATAACTCACGCATAGCCAGTAGTAAAAAGGGCTGGGCTTGGCGGCCGTATAAAGGCTTTAATAAACATGAGCACCACATGCACATTAGCTTTACAAAGTTAGGCGATCAAGATGCTAGGCCGTTCGACATACCACTAATAGGGGGCAAGATATGAAGCTAAGTGCAAAGCAGAAGGCAATACTAAAATCATACTTCAGAGGTGTGCTGGTATCGCTATTAACATTCTTGACCAGTAATGAGTTAGGACTTGACCCAGCCGTATCTGTGATCGTTGCAGCATTAGCCGGGCCAGCAGCTAGGGCTTTAGATAAATCCGATAGTGCCTATGGCCTCGGTGCAGATGAAGCATGACACCTGGCGAATGGGTCGCATTAGCCGTTGGCGTATGCGCCGTTTCTACAAGTTTATTAGTGGCTCTACGATGGGTTATTAAGTCTTATTTACAAGAGCTTAAACCTAATAGCGGTACTAGCATGAAGGATCAATTAACAAGACTTGAGTCGCGTGTTGATGATCTCTTTATTCTAATTAGTAAGCGATAATTTATATTATGGCAGCCACACGCAAACGTAAGAAAATCAATAGACGTGTTGTGCGCAAGTCACCAGACCCATTATCTAAGCTAGATGTCTTTATGATTACTAAGCATGAGATCTACAAGGCTGCTAAGAAGGCTGGTTTTAGTAATGAGGTTGCATGGTTTTTTATGCAAGAAAAGAACGCTCTACCGGATTGGATCGCTAACGATAAAGCAGATGCGATAATCCCTAATATCCCTACTCCAGATGAGGATGACGATTAAGCGATATTTAGTTATCAGCGATCTGCAAGTTCCCTTCCATCATGTAACAGCTGTAAAGAATGTAATTAAGTTAGCGAGGCGAGAGAAGTTTGATAGTGTATTGGTGGTCGGCGATGAGATTGATTTTAACACCATTAGTAAATGGGCTGAGGGCACACCTTTGGCCTATCGCCAAACTATTCACGATGACAGAGAAGCTACTAAGG